TCCGTTCTTATACACTACACCGCTTTTTGTTTTAAGTGCAGTAAGTATTTTTCCACGATTTCCCATCAAATTGTAACTACAATGTACCCATCCACTATTCGGATCAACTCCATCGTAGAACTCTAAGATGATTTGGTCAAAATCTAAATTCTTGGAAATCCATAATGCAAGGTCTGGATTTGGTGTAGAAAAAGATTCAAAATCTCCAGCCTGACCATTACAATGTTGACTTGTTTTGGCCCCACCAACTTTTGCATTGAGTGCAGGACTTCGATAGCCAGAATTAATCGTAATGACTCCAAACTGATCTCTAACAGGTTGCAAGATATGTATTGCAAGATGTGTTAGATTCACAAGATGATGTAAATTGGGCGAATTATCAACTCCCAATCTTTCTGCTGTTGCACTCTTTATCAGTTCAGATAGTGCAAAGTTTTTTGATAATCTTACTATGTCTTCGGCCATATTATACTCCTGTTACTTTTTTCATTTGGTTTTCAATACCCGATAGAATAGGAGCTCCTGCTCCATTTTTTTTCTTTATATCAATAGAACCATCAGTAGGATCATATACAACCGTAAATGTTATTTCTATTGGTTTAATTGTACCATCTGCCTTAATTATTGGCAACTTACCTTCAACTGCAGCCATCAATGCATCTTTCGCATTTGTGTGTGGGTGAGCAGGATCGTCTTTTATAATTTTGTCCAATTCTTTTTTAGCCTCTTTTGGAAGTATGTCATCTATCATACTTTCCACGTGCTCTTTTGCTAGGTCTGTGGCTTTGTCTACGACTAATCCTGAAATGACGTTAAACAAGCCCATTGCTAATAATCCCATAATATTCTCCTACGAATAATTAAAAAATAAAAACCCCCCACTAAAGTATATATTAGTGAGGGGAAGAGGTGTGTTACTTCTTTTTGTGTTCAATCACATTTGGTATAGTGATTGGAACGATACGTGGTTTCTTTTCATCTGGAACCACTTTCTCCAGATTGATGTTCAGAAGACCGTTCTGGAACTCGGCTCCGTTGACAATCATGTCATCAGAAAGAGTCCAAGATTTAGAGAAAGACCTTCGGGCAATTCCCCGATGAACATAATCCCTTCTTTTTTCAAGTTCGGTTTCAACCGTGTTTGTGTCTTCTTTTGAACGAACAGAAATGACTCCATCCGCCACTTCAACTTCAATATCAAGTTCAGAGAATCCTGCAAGGGCAATCTCAATAACGTAATTGTAGTCATCCAACTTACGAATATTGTAAGGTGGATATCCACTTTCTTGTTGAGTTGTGGGGAAGTTCATCATGCGATTGAACATGGAGTCAAATCCAATGGAAAGACCCATAAAACGTTCAATATCGCCTGCTGTGAAATTAGTGTGATGTGCTAATGTAACCATAATGCCTCCTTATTAAAGCGAGGTTATCGAAAAATCCCCCTATCTATAGCACTAGACTAGGGGTAGTTATACGAGGCCATCACTATGATGCACCTCAGTCACGCCATCCTTCACCATTACATAGGTGATGGAAGCGATGTCTTAAAACTGTCCAAATCAAAACTATTAGAGAATCTTCTGCATAACTTCCTGCATCATCCACTAATAGTGTATATTTTGTTTTCATAATTATTTATACTTATTTCAATTTATTTTATATCTTCGATCAACATGTTTAATTTTTTGTTTATCATGATCATATATGTACACTTCTTTTATTGGGCCGTCAATATAACGATCCCAATAATTTAAAAATCTTCCAATTCGTGGAAAATCGGGTCTTTGGTCATCTGTTTGCCACATAAATTCATTCACTATGTGTGGAAAATTTGGAATATAATATACTACCTGTACAGATGCAAGTGTCCATTTTTCGATAATATGGGCCAAGATTATTCCCTTCCAGTTGATCCAAATCCTCCATCTCTATCAGTTTTTCTTTCGGGCTGTTCACTTGTCTCTTCTAAAATACAAGGCTGATCTTTAAACAATTCACCTTGACAAATTCGTTCATTGTGTTTCACATATTGAGTGTTTCCGCTGATATTAGTTATCATTGCAAAAACAGGTTCAACATAATCCGAATCTATAATCCCTACATTATTTGCAAGGGTCAATCCTTGTTTCAATGTCAGGCCTGATCTTGGATATAGTCTCATTGAATATCCATTTGGAATATCAAAAATAAGTCCAGTAGGTATCAAAACTCGTTCATTAGGATTAACTTGTACCCTTTCATTTTGTACCAATCTATTTCTTATTTCCAACTCTTCAAAATGGGTTATATATACCGAAATCGCTGAGTTGTCTGGCAAAAAAGAGTACAAGTCAAAACATGCAGACCCTTCCGTAGCACGTTTGGGGTCTTTAACACCTGAAAATAATTTATAAAATCGTAAATCACTCGTCCAACTGCTCATCAGAATCCCTTTTATTTCCAATATTATATTTGGGAGTAAGCTCCCATTCATCCTTTTCCTTAAAGGAAAGGATTTTCAACTGGCTCAATGGCACAGTAGGTTCTGATGATTTATTTGATTCTACAAGAGATATCAATTCCCATTCTGCGAGAAGATTGGCAATTGTATTTCGTCTTGCTTCATCATTTTCAGAAAAATTGGTTGTCTTGCCATCTAATGCAAACAACTCTTTAAAATGTACTATGTAATATTTTCCCTGCTTGTGCAGGATATGACATGACTGAAATAAAGTTTTTTCTTTGCGTGATGCAATTCCGATTCGTGTAAGGGTTTCTCGTACCTTTAAGAAATCATCGGGCTCTTTTAGTAATACTTCAATCATCGCTTGAATTATGTTTTCGCTCATTTTGTCCTTTCAAACCACCTATATCAACTTTTTGTTTAATAATATCCAGTTGCGAATCATCAAGTAAAGTAGAGTATTCTCTCGCTTTCGCATAACTGCACTTATAATATTCTTTGATTAATTCGAGAACTCCATTGTTTTCACGTTTCAACCATTTTCCATACCGTTTCTTCGGTCTGATTATATTTAGAAAAAAGTCGAATTGAAGTTTCGCATCTAGGTGATTTTGGACATTCATTTCGTTTGAATAAAGTACCGTATCGTGATTAAAACTCAATGCACGATTTATAATGAACTGTTTATACTCCCTTTCTAATTCAGGAGTTTCATCCATCAGATTTATCTTACCATAATTGATCTGTTTCACAAAGTCGAACGGGCTCATACGAACTCACATTCTGCCATTAATTCAACTAAACAAGCAACAAGATTTACTTCTTGGTCTGCAACAAAGGCGGACTTGTATTGATAATCTGCAATAATTAATACTGCTGGAGGTATAGAAGATCTTTCCAATACCTCATATAATTTGTCATAAATTTTACGATAAACTGATACAGGATCATTGTCTACATTTGATGAAACCCATTGGCGCATTTTCTGAAAATCCTTTTCTCGTAATGCAGAAATTAATAAAGTCAAATTCAATTCACCAATATTCGCAAGAATACCAGAATCAATATCTCCAGAAGTACCATATCGTTGTAATTCATTTATCACTCTCCGAAAATCTGGAAAATGTTTATTAATTAGTTCTACAATTACTTTCTTGTCATGAGTTACATTTTCTGTTACCAACATTGACACACATCGTTCCATGAACAGGGCTGCGATATATGGTTTTTCTTCTTTACCCAATCCAAAATCCACAACTGCACATCGTGAATGAATCGGATCTATAATTCGATTTTTGTAATTGCAAGTGAAAATAAATGAACAATTTTCTGCAAACTTCTCAATGAAGTTTCTCATGGCTGGTTGAACAGAATCGGGATTCATATAATCCGCTTCATCTATGATCACAACCTTCCTACCACCTCCAAAGGAAATAGTAGAACAAAATTGAGTCAACTTGGTTCGCAGGGTATCGATCATTCGACCCTCATCTGAACCATTAATAATTAAATAATCGCTATTTGTTTGTTCACAAAGTGCTCGTGCCGCAGTTGTCTTACCAACTCCTGACGGGCCTGTAAACATAAGATTAGGAACCTTTTCATCTTTTACAAGGTCTGATAAAGTTCCCTTAATTTTTTCGGAAAGTATACATTCATCGATGGTCTTAGGTCTATATCCCTCAACCCATAATAAAGATTCGGTCATAATAATTACCCCTCATCAAAAGTAGAATTTTGTTCAAGTGCTATCCAATACTGAAGCGAATCACCCTCTCGTTTGAAATGTGAAATGCGTTTAGATGAAAGTGAAACATTATATGCCCCTTCTGCGATAGTTGAAAAATTTTCAGTTTTGAAAATCATATGAAATGTTTTATCAGTTGAACCAACTTTAGTTGAAAAGTTATCCGATGATACATTACCTGTGTCTGACACGAGCAATTTTATTTCAGATCCATCACCTTCTACAACAATTTCTGGAAGACCCAAAGTGTTCGCTGCATTAATTGTTTTTTTGAATAGTTCTTGTGTCAGTTGAAATTCAACTTCTGGTTCTGGAAAAGTTATATCCTTATCGGGTGGTGTTTGAAACATTGAACTACTCCCACAATAACGATAAATCGCTTTATGATTATCATCGGTAATATTAACTCCATTGTCCATAAAATCTAACTCTGGATTATTGAATAAATCCAAAGTTCCCAAAAATCGATTCAATTCATATATTGGAAATGTTCTTGGAAACTCTTCTTCTATCTCAACCGAGGCTAGAATTGTATTTAAGGGAGAAACCGTTTTAAGTACGTTCCCCTCACGAAATTCTATACTCTGATTGATGTTTGCATAATTTTTCAAAAGATTGGTTGTTCTTTCACTTACTTTCATTTTTATTCTCCATTTCAGTTTTAGTTAATAGTATAATTATAACAAATTCTTAACACATTGTCAAGTTATTTCTTTTTTCTTTTTGTTGTTTTCTTTCTTCGTTTTTTGTGTCCACTTATTTTTGAAGTATCCATTCCATGAGCTGCAAATTCAAGATTTGCTAAACTCGCCATCGAACCAGAAAAAACATAAGAACCCATATGTCCAATTTTCATCCAAGGGCAAAGATAAATGTTATATCCAATCCTACGAACAAATTGACAAAAGAAATAATCCTCAGAAAGATATCGATCACTTCCACCAGCAATATCACCCAAATAAGCCTTTGAGTCAATCACAGTATCAAAATACGCATGAATATTTCTATCACCTTTGAAATGTTCTGAACGATTATGATCTGGTGTATAACTGAATTGGGGATATGCTTCACGAAAATCATCAAACACTTTCTTTTTAATCATCATAAAACCTGTACCAATTTCTAAAACATCAACTGGTTCTGCAACTTGAATTTTATGTGTATTTTCTACTGGATTGAAAACATAATCACCTGTGTATTGTTCTAGAACTTCAGGATTTCATCTGCAAGTCCCGTATCAACTGCATTACGAACTTTCTCCCATGCAATACATTTTTTCGGATAGGGGCCACCAATGATATCTTTGTCCAATGCAGCCAAAGTAAGTACATCATTTGGATCAAAATGAATATCCGCATCAATAAACATGAGATGAGTATAATGGCTTCTCATAAATTCATCAACCAAATAATTTCTCGCTCGGGGAATCAAGGACTCATTAAAAAGATAAAAATATTTTAAGTCCATTTGATATTGTGTACAAAGTGTAGCAAGATCAGATGCGGCTTTAGCGTACATTCCACTACACATTCCACCATACATTTGCGTACAAACCATAATCTTTTTTTCTCGTAATTCTTCTACTGGTATTTTTACTTCCATAATTAGTACATCTCAATAAATTTGGTTAATTGTTCTTCGTTAAGGTTTGGTAAATTCACATGCTCAAAATATGTTTTTATTTTAGAATAATTTTCTAGGATGTCATTTTCTTTTCCACCATAACGAATTTTCTTTGGAATGATAGTAGGATTTTCTGTATTGTCTGTAATGTATCCCAATCTAATCCACGGCTCCAACATCCAAAACCATGCACTCTCACAAGTAATATTATTACATACTTCTTTTATACTATCTAAAATTCTTAGTACATCATCATATTCATAATGATCGATTGACAAAAAATCACAACTACCCTTGTAGTCGTTTGCATCACAATTAATGATTTCAATTTTGTCTGGCCATTTTGTACCAATGTCCTTGTGATATTCTATTACTTCTTCAAACTTTTCCAGAACAGTCACTTTTGTAACTTCTGGTTTGGATGCTATCCATTGTTCTCTTGTACCAAATCCCAATCCTGTACAAATAACATGACCCTTAGCCAATTTGTAATGTGAATAAAATTGAGATGCAGAACCATGTCTTTCATCTAAGACCATCCATTGAACACCATCCATCGTAAATTGCCAAAAAGGAACATCATACCATTTTCTACGTTTATCTAACCATACATTTATGCCATTCTTATCATACGATTTGATAATTGGCGGAACATATCCTAGTTCTTTTAATTCGTTTGGAACAGTTTCACTAAATGCAGGTTTGTCCATAATCAGTAGATACAAAAATAGAACGATGGTCAGGGGTTGACCACCATTCTATTATATATGAGTTATTTTTTACCAAGGTTTGAAATCTTCTTCTTCTTC